TGAAGGACACGCTTGAGAAATTAGAAAAGTGTAAGCACATCAAAAGAGAAGGTGAAAGTTGCAGACTAAATAACAACTGCACCTATCCAGATTGTGAAATAGAAACCTTTAACACCAAAGAGAAATGAAAGACATCATAGCATTGTGTAACCGAGACAAAGAAGATAACGGAATAGAAGCGGATTAATGGATTATAACAACGACTTTAAATATGACTTAGCTTTAGGGCAATTGGGTGAGGGGTGGCTAGGCCACCTGCTCTCCAGTAAAACAATAGAGGTTAAGTTTGACTTTGGCTGTTACCGCACAGGTAACTTTTACATAGAGTATGAGTCAAGGGGTAAGCTAAGTGGCTTGGCCACTACACAGGCTGACTACTGGTTTCTAATTGCAGCAAGTGAAAAGGGCCAGAGGCTTAAAATGGATATGGCTAACATAGATGGCAGCGATGTGCTGCACGCTGTGCTAATACCCACAGCACGACTTAAGCAGTTGTGTAAAACAAACTACCACCGCATAGGTGTGGCAGGAGGTGATAACAACACATCTGTAGGGATACTAATTAAAGCTAAAGATTTATTATAATGGAGGAAAGTAAAAGCAGTACAATACTGATAAACAGAAATAACCTTGAGATGCTGATTGGCATCTTAACGCAGGTACATTTACGAGGTCAGTTGGCAGCAGATGAACAGGCATTCTTAAGGAAGTTTGTAGAGTTACCAGAAGCGCCTACAACACCTAACAGGAGCCAAAGGCGTTTGAATCAAAAGATTATTCGTGATATATTTAGAGAGGAAGCATTAAAACAAAAAAAGTAGGTTTTATAATTATGGAAAGAGTAGATATCAGGCAGGTACGCCCAAACCCAAACAATCCAAGAGTCATTAAGGATAGCAAGTTCCAGAAACTTGTAAAGAGCATCACAGAGTTACCACAGATGCTAGAGTTACGCCCTATTGTAGTTAATAAGGATATGATAGTGCTAGGCGGCAACATGAGGCTTAAGGCTTGTGAGGCTGCAGGCCTAACAGAGGTGCCAGTGGTGTTTGCTGATAACCTTACACCTGAGCAGGAGATGGAGTTCATTATAAAGGACAACAGCAGCTTTGGTGAGTGGGATTGGGATTTGCTAGCTAATGTATGGGATGTAGACCAGCTTCAGGACTGGGGTATAGATATAGGGGGCTTTGATTTAAGCCCTGATGAGTTTGATGAAAGCTTTGATTTACCTGATGGGGATAAAAGCCCCTTCCAGCAGATGACATTTACAATGGCAGATGAGCAGCAGGTGATTATTAAAAACGCTATTGATGACATTAAGAAAACAGAGGAGTACAAATATGTAGAAACCTTTGGTAATGAGAATGGCAATGGTAACGCACTTTACTTAATAGTATCCCAATGGGCAGAGCAAAAGAAATAAGGGTTAAGGTGATACCACCTAAGGTGGCTAATGACTTTGTAAAGAAGCACCACTACTCAGGTAAGGTAGTACCAAACAGCAAGCTCCACTTTGGGGCTTTTCTTGATGGGAAGCTACACGGAGTGTTAAGCTATGGGCCAAGCATAAATAAGAAGGGCACAATAAACCTAGTAGAGGGTACTGGCTGGAATGAGTTTATAGAACTCAATAGAATGGCCTTTGATGATTACCTGCCTAAGTATAGCGAGAGCCGTTGTATAGCTATCAGCATACGACTTATAAAAAAGAACGCACCCCACATAAAGTGGGTAATAAGCTTTGCAGATGGAACGCAGTGTGGTGATGGCACCATATATAGAGCAAGCGGATTTAAACTTGTAGGCATAGCAGAAAACACAGCACTAAGGGTAAACCCTGATACAGGAGAGGCTATGCATGTTATACAGGCACACCACTTAAAGATGTCCAGTGAGTTCCGTAAATGGAAACCCTTTGAGGGGTACCAAATGAAGTATGTCTACTTAATAGATAAAACCTGTGTGCTTACAAAACCTGAGATACCATTTAGCGAGATAGATGCTAGGGGTGCTGGTATGTATAAGGGGGAAAAAATAACCCTCCAAGAGAGGAGGGCTACTTAGAGCGGTAGGATGGATTTGCACCTCACCTTCTGGCTGGATGCCAGATGTGCTACTATTACACTACTACCGCATAACTGATGACAATATAAGACAAGTTAAGAGAAAAAACAAATGGCAAATAATGACATAACAAAAAAGGCTATGCTAGATGCACTTGAGCAAAGCTTAGGTATAGTTACCAGCGCCTGTAAGGCAGTGGGTATTAGCAGGGAGACTCATTACAGGTGGATGCGTGAGGATGAGGCTTATAAAGCAGGAGTTGCTGACTTAGCTAATGTAGCTTTAGATTTTGCAGAGAGCCAGTTACATAAACAGATAAAGGGTGGCAACCCTAGTAGCACCATTTTCTACCTGAAGACAAAAGGTAAGGGCAGGGGCTATGTAGAGCGCCAAGAGATACATCATGAGGGGCTAAAGACCTTTGAGGTTGAGGAGGTAGATGACCAAGATTAGAGTCAATAAGGTTTACACCCACCTTAAGCGTAGTAATAAAAAGATTGTAGTTGAACAGGGCGGTACACGCTCTGGTAAGACATACAATATACTGCTGTGGATTATATTCCATTACTGCGCTAAGTATACTGGACAAACCATAACTATAGCACGCAAGACATTCCCTGCTGTGCGCTCCTCTGTTATGAGGGACTTTTTTGATATACTTAAGCAGCACGAGTTGTATAATGAGGACTTACACAATAAGTCCAATAGTGAATATGTGCTTAATGGTAACCTAGTAGAGTTTGTTAGCTTAGACCAACCCCAAAAGATTAGGGGGCGTAAAAGGGACTTAGCATTCCTGAATGAGGCCAATGAGTTGACCTTTGAGGATTGGCAACAAATAGTATTCCGTACCAACGGCAGGATAATACTTGATTACAACCCTTCAGATAGTTTCCATTGGATATACGATAGAGTTATACCTAGAGAGGATGCCGACTTTTACCAAACCACATATAGGGATAACCCCTTCCTAGATGCTACCATTGTAGAGGAGATAGAACGCCTTAAGCAAACAGATGAGCATTACTGGCGTGTGTATGGGTTAGGCGAGAGGGGCACCAACCGAGCGCAGGTATTCCAGTTTACTACCTACCAGCAACTACCACCCCAAGCTAAGTTCCTATCCTATGGCCTTGATTTTGGTTTTACCAATGACCCTAGTGCATTAGTAGCCTGCTACCAGTGGGGCGATAACTTATACTTCCAAGAGGTGCTTTATAGCACCAACCTTACTAATCAGGATTTATCACAAAAGTTTGCTAAATTTGATATAGGCAGGTATGATGAGATATTTGCTGATAGTAGTGAGCCTAAGAGTATTGAGGAGTTACACAGAATGGGTTTTAACATAAAGCCTACTGCTAAGGGTGCTGATAGTGTTAACGCAGGTATTGATATGCTTAAACGCTACAAGCTGCATGTAAATGGCAGCAACCTAGTTAAAGAGATGGAGAACTATAAGTGGCTTGAGGATAAGAATGGCAACCTACTTAATAAACCAGAGGATAAATACAACCACGCAATAGATGCCCTGCGTTATGGGGTATGGAATAAACTAAGCAAGCCTAATTATGGGAGATACACAATCCGTTAGCATTACAATACCAGAAAGCCTAAGCGATGTTACACTGGAGCAGTATAAAAAGTTTATGCTAATGGCTACAGAGGAGAACAGCGATGAGTTGGCTGTGTACCACTTCTGTGGGTTAACGCCTGCACAGCAGCAGGCAATGCGTAAAATAGACCTAGAGGAGATACAGCACCAACTGGCTGTAGTGCTAAATGAGAAACCAGCACTTGTAAAAACATTTAAGCACAGGGGCACAGAGTATGGCTTCCACCCAAAACTAGAGGATATAAGTTTAGGGGAGTATGTAGATTTAGAGGAGTACTTAAAGGAACCCTATAAGTATGCTGAAAAGGTGTTAGGCGTATTGTATAGGCCTATTACAAAACAGCTATACGGCAGGCATAGCATTGAGGCTTATGAGCCTGATAGGCACACAGGACAAACATTTCAGGAGTTAGGGGCAGACATTTTCTTAGGTTGCCTGCTTTTTTTTTATCGTTTAGAAATCAAATTGCAGATAGCTACCCTACAATCTTTGGCGAGGGGGCAGGAGATGAGGAACCAAGCTTTGACATCCAAACTAACTTCTCTAGAAAGTGGGGCTGGTATAGCGCTATCCATAAAATCGCTGGAGGGGATTTACTCAAGGTTGATGAAATAACAACGCTGCCCCTCAGGCAGTGCCTTACATTCTTAGAGTTTGAGATAGATAGACTTGAGGTAGAAAAGGCCATCTCAAAAAAAAATCAAAATAATTATTAAGAAAGTTTTGTCAATAACTAAATTTTCTTTCCTTTGGAGTGTTGAAACAATAACCACTAAAGACAAGAGCAATGAAAAATTCAATTAACCTGCAACACGAAATGGCTTGGGTAACATTTATGGGCGATAACTGGTGCAATGAATGGTTTCCAGTGACTGATGAGCATGGCAACCAACTTGATTGGGATAGCAGTAATGTGATGGAATTCTGCCGCGAGCAATTTAACAGGTTTGGCATTCAGTTTGGCATTGCTAGAACTAGCCAAATGATATTAGCCAATGCAGAAAGAGACAACCTTTAAACAAACAAGAGCAATGAGCACATTTAACGAATACGCATTTTTAGAAGAACTTGAGGCTAACCTTAAAACAGACAACCCTAGCGATAAGTGGGAGTATATACACCACGAGATAGATAACGCAGTTATGTACTACACAGACTGCTTAGATATAATAGGCGCATTGCGCTACTGGGACTGGGAGGATAACGAACTAGGCCGCATTGATAACATTACGCAACTTGCTTGGGTAGCCTTATATGATTATGTAGTTGATAACATTAAAAGTGTAGCAGTATAATGGATTACCTAGATAGAGAGTTAATGGATTACCAGAATGACCAAGCACAGCAGTGCGGCATTTGTTTTGAGTATTGCGATGATAGTTGGGTGTGCAACTGCTGCCACGAGTGCGAGGAGGCTAGTTGTACTTGTGATGAGGAATACGAGCATATATTGGGTGTGTAGTGTGGTTACTACACTGGTTTGGTTAGGAGGGCTGTGGTGGCCCTCCTTTTTTTATCTTAATTTTATGCAATAGGGTTTTTTAATTATATGAAGAAGGGATATTATCAAATTACAGAAGCGCTGCATAACGCAGCAAATGCCAGCGACCAAATAAATCAGGTAAGCTGGGGCAACATCTTTGATGTAGATTTCAGGAAGCAGGATATGTATCCTATGGCCCATTTTATTACAGGTAATGCGACCTTAGAGGAGCGCACTATTACCTATGAGTTTGACTTATTGGTAATGGATGTAGTGGATTACAGCAAGGGGCCTAAGGATTTATTTGAGGGCAATATGATGAAGCAGGATATCTACCACAGGACACTAGCTACTATAAGTGAGTTCCTAGCCACCTTCCGTAGGGGTGCAGATTATGATGCTTACTTTAGGTTGACTAATGACCCTGTAGCAGAGCCTTTTGATGAGGATATGGAGGCTAATGTGTGTGGCTGGAAAGTAACACTTGAGATAGAGACCATTAACCCTAGTAATATCTGTTAATGCAAAAGCAGAACACAGAGGCGGCATTGGCTAAGTTTGGAAAGTACCTTGTTAAGGAGTCCAGAAAGAACCTAACACGCAAAAAAAAGAATGTAACAAAGGGCTTATACGACTCGCTAGGGTATGATGTAAAAGCAATGCCTAATAGCTTCTCCTTTGACTTCCTGATGGAGGAATATGGTGAGTGGGTAGATAAGGGCCGTAAGGCAGGTAAAAACCCACCCTTCTCCCCTATAAGGGAGTGGGTACAAAACAGGCGAATACAATTTAGAGATAACAGGGGTAAGTTCCAGACTTACGAGCAAACGGCTTGGGCCATAGTAGGTGGTATTGGTAGAAACGGCATTGAGCCTAGCTACTTTTACAGCAAGCCATTCAATTTAGGTTACCGCAGGTTGCCTAATGAGATAGCTGAGGCATACGCCTTAGATGTGGAGGATTTTACGGAACACTCAATAGATAAATTAAACAAGAAGTACAAAGATGGCAGTAATTAGTCCAGTAGGATTAGTGGGCGCACGCTCACCAATACTAATAACTTGGGATGGCTCAAATAGAGACAGGCTAGATGGCATGGAGTTAAAAATCTATGCATGGACTGGCGAGGAAAGCGCCAAGCCAGCAACACCTGTATACACCATAAATAGAACCTCAGGCTTTGTTGACTTTTACCCGACATCGGATATAGCACCTTTGTTAGAGGCAGAGTTTAACAACCGCATAAGCAAGCTATCGCAGGAGAACATAGTAGATAACGCACCAGATGCGCAGCTATGGGTTCAGGTAGATTATACCCTTGACTGGTTTAATACGGAGTCAGCACCATTAGGTGCAGGACAGGATACTGGAAGTACGGATGTATTTATAGCCACTTATGGCTATGGTAAGTTTACAGAGGGTGCTAACAAAAACAT